CACGGAGGATTGGATTTCTACGCAGGGTCAGTTGTTGGGTGTTGCTGATGATCAGTTGCGTCCTGCGTTGGCAAAGTTGTCGAGGGCTACGGGTTCTGTCACTAAGGCGCAGGAATTAGCCACGCAGGCTATGGACATTGCCGCAGCCACGGGAAAGCCGTTAGAAAGCGTTGTGAGCGCTCTGGAGAAGGCGTACGGGGGCAACATGACCGCCCTTGGCCGTTTAGCGCCTGAGTACCGCCAACTGATCAAGGACGGCGCATCGTTTGAGGAGGTCATGGCCAAGTTAGGCAAGACCACGGGTGGAGCCGCCACGGACGCGGCGAACACGGCTGCGGGTCAGTTTGGCCGTATGAAGTTGGCGCTCGATGAAACTAAAGAGTCGGTGGGCGCGGCGTTGTTGCCTGCTATTCAGGCGATTTTGCCGTACCTCACCAAGTTCGCTACTTGGGCGTCAGAAAACCCCAAAGTCTTTCTCGGCATTGCTGGCGCTATCGCAGGCATATCGGCCGCCATCATCGCATTGAACTTTGCTTTGGCCGCCAACCCCATCACCCTGATTGCTATTGGCATCGCTGCACTTGGCGCGGCCCTCACAGCGGCCTATTTCAAGTTTGAAGGGTTCCGCAACATTGTTGATGCCTTATTCGGCGCTATCAAGTTCTACATCAACAACGTCACCATCCCAGCGTTCCAACTAATGTTTACAGTTGTCAAAACAATCTTTAACGGCATCGCAGCTGCGTGGAACAACACGTTCGGCAAACTGTCGTTTTCAATTCCCAAGTGGGTGCCGGGCATCGGCGGCAACGGCTTCAAAGTACCCGACATTCCAATGCTGGCGAACGGCGGCATTGTGACAGGCCCAACGCTTGCCATGATCGGCGAAGGTGGCGAATCCGAAGCCGTTATCCCACTATCACGCCTAGACCAAATGACCGGCGGTGGCGGCAACAACGTGACCATCCATGTAAACGGCGGTGACCCTAACGCGGTCGTTTCGGCGTTGCGTACCTATATGCGCCAAAACGGTTCTGTGCCGATTCGAGTGAGCAACATCTTCTAATGGCTTTGCAGTCGTACACCGTTGCCTACTCCACCAATGGCACCAGCTGGACAAACCTCACTAATGTTCAGACTGTAAACATCAACATTGGTAAACGCGCACAGTTAGATCAGGTAAACGCCTCGACTGCGTCGTTTGAGATGCGCTATCCCACGGGCTTTGCAACACCGATTGCCCAAATGGTGACCGGCACATTTATCCGTATTTCTAATTCAACGGCTACGTCTTACCCGATTTGGTACGGCGAAATAAACGATGTGTCGGCTGTTTACGGGATGCCGTATGCGGCTGGTGTCGGCAACCTTGACTTTCTGCGGGTGTCTTGTGAAGGGGCTTTTGCTGCGGTTGGCCGTATGCAAGGCAACGGGTATGTGATGCCTGCCGACAGTATTGTTGGGCAGTTTTCGCTAGCCAACACCCAGACGGGGTTGAACTTTGGTTATTTGCCGTTAAGCACCGCTACACCCTTGGCGTCTACGACTGTAAACGGCTCGTGGGGTGATTGGGTAAATCGCGCTTGCCAATCGACTAACAGCCGTTTGTGGGACGGTATCGCCTACAACGGATCAACAGTGATTTCCCCGTTCTATAACTCGGTTAGCACCATCAACTTTTCGGACACCGCCAACAACGCCACTAATCAGGTGTACAACCAAATCAACTTTGACAGCCTTGCCGACAACTTCTACACACAGGTAACGGTCACCCCTGAAAGTTTTGGGGCGGCCACGGTGACGCAGGTTGGCGCTTCGTTGCCGTACCGCACCTACCAGACAAACACGTTGAGCGCCAGCACCGCGCAAGCAACCGACTACGCCAATTATCTGCTGGCTAACTACGGCACAGCTGCACTTGCGATTAGTTCGGTGACTTGTTCGGGTGACGCCCAAAGCAGTTTTCAGTTAGACAAAATGGGTGAAAACAGCGGGTTCGGCACAACGGTTGGCCGTCAGGTTTCTGTGACGTTTCGTGGCACTACCTACCAATGTGTGGTGGAGGGTGTCACTATGTCGGCGACACCGGGCGAGTCCTCGTTTACATTTTATTTGTCGGGTGCTGATCTGAATTCGTATTTCATTTTGAATAATACGAATTACGGCAGGCTCGATTTCAACAAGTTAGGTTATTAGGTATGAGTTTTCCATCTTTTGCTACGGGTGAGGTTTTGACGGCGGCGGATATGAACGCCGTCGGGCTGTGGAAAGTAGGTGACGCTACTGCCACGGCTCAAAACAGATTAAATATCCCATCTTGTTTCAGTGCTGATTATTCGGCTTATCGAGTCGTAGTTACACCGATTACGCATAGCACCGCTGGAAACCTTATTATGAGGCTTAGTAGCAACGGCACAGACACTTCAGGCGCTTCCACAAGTTACACAAGCCGCCGAAACGAAACAGACGCAACTTTAAATAGCGTAGTTAGTTTTGGTGCTACTTCGTTTTTTTCTCCAACTTTTGTAAATAACACCGCAAACTCATTTGCAAGCATTTCATTTGACATCATCAACCCGTTTGCAACGACTTACACATACGTATCAGGAATGTCCACACGCATTGACGGCGGCTCAAATGTAATTATGGTGTCTTTCGCTGGAACTCTAATTGACACAACTTCTTATAACGGCTTTAGCCTTGTAGGAAACACAGGAAACATAACTTGCCGAGTTCGTGTTTACGGATACAGGAACTAACCATGTCCGAACCCGTCCTAATCGCCCTAATCGGTGGCGGCTTCTCCGTCATAGTCGGCCTACTAGAACTAACGCGCCGACAAAACAACCGTGACCACGGCGAAAACTCCAAAAAACTTGACTACCTCGCCGACCTATTCCGCGACCACCTCAAAGGCCACAAATGACACTCAACCCAAAAGCCAAAGCCGCGCTGACGTCATACGCTCGCGCCCTAGTCGCAGCAGCATTACCCGTCTGGGTCGCCACCAACGACTGGAAAGCCACCAGCCACGCCCTATGGGCCGCAGCCATCCCACCCATCATCCGTTGGGCCAACCCACAAGACCCCATGGGTCGAAACACTAAGGACACCCCAACATGATCAGCGCCTCCGTCACAGTCGGCACCACACCTACCCTGCTCGCCGCAGCCGGTCTAGGCACCCGCACCGTTTACATTCACGTCATCGGCAACACCACCGTCTACCTTGGCGGTGCCACCGTCACAACCTCTACAGGCACAGCCACCCAAAAGCACACCACACCCATCCCTATCGAGTTACGCGCTGGACAGGAGCTGTACGGCATCGTGGCGTCCGCTACTGAAGATGTTCGAGTACTCAGGCAGTCCTGATGTTCCGTCCATACCCGTATTACCCAGCGTTTGACGGCAAACGATCTAGCCCCGTTTTGGTGTGGTTCGTTAAAGCCTGCAACCGTCGCTGGGGCTTTACCAACCTAGGCATCTATGTGAACCGCCCAATGCGCAACCCATACGCCAAAGGAGCGCTCTCAGTCCACGCCACAGGCTGGGCGTGTGACATCGGGTATCCAAGTACCAGAGCAGGCCGTAAAACCGCTCTAGAAGCGTGGGAATGGCTTCTTACATACACCGAAGAATTACGCATCGTAGAAATACACGACTACAAATTCGGCGAGTTCGGACGGGGCTACCGATGCAGCCGAGGCGAAGGCACAAAAGGCGTACGCATCTATAAAGACGCAAAAGAATCCGCAGGCCGTGGCGGCTATTGGCTCCACGTTGAAATTGAAAACACTTGGGATTCGGCTAAGGAATTCGAAGCCGCTTGGCGGGCGCTTCCAAGGCCATAGAACGCCGTTAAACCGCTTGGACACGGTGACGGCTAGAGGGTGGGGTTGATGGTTTCTCCCCGATCCCACCCTCGCCCCCCACAATGCTTGACATTGTGTTTACGATTGTTTACGGTTACCGCGTCGCCAAGGACAAAGGAGAAACAATGACACCATTTGACGACTTGCCGTTGTTCCGTAGCACAGATCCAGAAGGTTCTGTAAACGGGGCAAAGCACATTAAACTAAAACGCACCAGCCAAGCCATGCGCCTGCTGGCCGTTTACAACGAACACCCCATCTACGGGTTACTCGACGAAGAAGCTGCCAATCGCGCCAAAATTCCTGGAGGCTGGAAACGCTGCGCAGATTTACGCCGCCTTGGCTATATCAAGCCCACGGGAGAGATGGCCGCAACCTTGTCAGGCGTCAAGGCTATGGTTTGCCGTATCACATCAGAAGGAATGGAGGCCCTCATTGAAGCTCGTTCTTGACATCTTTTGGGTCAGCATCACCATCGGCGTCGCCTTGATTGGCTACAAACTTTGCCGTGAACTATATGAGGAACGCGATTAGTGCTACCTGTTTACGGCTGGCTTCCGTTATGGTCAGAAGATAGAAAATTATTGGTGCAGGTGTTTACATCTGCTGAAGGCCTGATCGAGCGCGTCACAGTTAATCACCGACTGTCACACACAGCGCCGTGGGGGCCGTCAATTGAGGTAACAGAGGATTGCTTAAACGAATCATGTGCCTAGCACTTATTACCACCGCATTATCCATAACCAGCGTTGATGCCGCCACGGAGGCTTGTCCTGAGTGGGAGCCGTTGTTTCGTAAACACGGGTTACCGGCTAAGACGTTTAGCAAGATTGCGTGGCGTGAGTCTCGGTGTAATCCGAGGAGCGTTAGCGCGGTACGCAAGTCCACAGGACGCCCAGACGTGGGTCTGCTACAGATCCAAGGGTCGTGGGTTACTGTGACAGCGGCAGTTTGTAAGGTGCCACGTAAACAAGTCGTCAAGGCACTTACGGATGTGTCGTGTAATGTACGGGTTGCTCGATACCTGTATGACAACGGTGGCCTCGGCCATTGGCGTGTTTCATCGGGCAAATAAGTCAATAAACATTGGGGAGAAACAATGAAAACAAAAGTAGTGGCCTTCAGAGTCACACAAGAGGAATACGACGGGCTTGCGTTTAACGCTGGTTGTCGCAAAATGAAAGTCAGCGACTTTGTCATTGCGTGTTTACGGCAAGACCTTGACTTGTCTGTGCAGGCGCTTCAGCATGAGCAAAAGCGTTTGCAAGCAAAGGCTAAGCGTGACGCAAAGAAAGCAGCAGCCAATGTGTGACGACTTTAAGCGTTTACAAGAGTGGAACAACGAATTGCTCAAACTTGTCAAACAGGCACAACAATGCATGGAGATTTGGCAAAAATCTGAAGATGAATTAATTGAATTTCATCAAGCCAAATCGCTTGAACAATTGGTTGAACAAAACAATGAGATTGAGCGTCTTTGTGCTGAAGTTATTAAATGGAAAACGGCATACATAACGCTAAAAGAAGGGTTTGTAAATCGTGGCGTACAGTGACCCCGACATCATCAAACAACTAAACAACCTCGCCACCGACGCCGACCTATCCATGAACTACGTCGCGGCGAAAGTCCTACGCGAAGCAGCTGCACGACTGACCATGCTTACCGAGCAATGGCACCCCAGCGTCTCAGACGGCGTGACCGTAAGTAACCCATTTGAGTCAGAGCACCATAAAGCGTTTATGCGTGTCGTGGACGACATCATGGGGGCTGACTGATGGGTTTCAACCTTGACGATTACGAACCGGTGGCGGCTCGACACACACGCTGGCTTGCTGACCACCCCAACGGACGCACCATCACCCACATGGTTTCCGTGCCCGGTGCTGATGTTTGTGTAATTCGTGCCGAGTTGTGGCTGGATGATGTTTGTGTGGCAACGGGCTACGCCGAAGAAGTGCGTGGCGCTGGCAATGTAAACAGAACCAGCCACGTTGAAAACTGTGAAACTTCAGCTGTGGGTCGAGCGTTAGCAAATGCTGGCTATGCAGGCTCGGATGTAAACAAACGTCCCAGCCGTGAAGAAATGAGCAAGGTGCAGCGCATGAGCCAAGGCACCGATAAACGGATGCCTGAGGTGCGCATCACCCAACCTGACGGCATCGCATCCGAGAAACAAATCAACTACATCAAATCGCTATTGAAAGCAGCTGGGCATTTGCGTCCTGCAAACCTTGACTCAATTACAAAGGGTGAGGCGTCAGCAATGGTGGACGCGTTAAAGGCTGGCACTTATGAGCCACCTGTAAACAATGAAGAGGAACCGTTCTGATGGACTTGGGCACTGCTAAAGACATGATTGATGATTTGCGTATACAACTTGTAGACGCATACAAGCAATTGCACGAGCTGCGTGAACGCATCAGGCAGTTAGAGGCCGAGCGTGATCAATGGCAAACAAAGGCAGTGAGCAATGGCTGAGTTCCTGCAATTCATCATGTTCACCAGCATCGTCGCCCTATGCGGCATATGGTTCGGAGCGTCCAATGGCAAAAGGTAGCGAAGTTTCTGAAAAGATTTGGATGGAACAAGTCGAGACGCTTGCCCGCATGAACGGCTGGCAAGTGTTCCACCCATCACCGCATCAAGTCCGCAAAGGCGTATGGCGTTCAGACGGTGCCGGCTTTCCCGACCTCGTCCTCGCCCATAAGGACAAGGGATTGATTTTCGCAGAACTCAAAACAGAACGAGGCAAAGTCTCACCAGCCCAAAAACTATGGGCGCTCAACATCCTGCCCCACGCAGAATGGTACCTGTGGCGGCCTAGCCAATTAGAACTAATTGCTCAACGCCTTGGAAGTAAACAGGCTATAGTGCCCCCCAAGCCCTAGAGGGATAGAGGAATTCACGCAGATGCCTGCCCCTCTAGGCACATTCGACAACATAGACACGCATGGCGGTACCACGGTTGCAGGTGGCGGCGCAGAACACACGGGAACGTGGGTAGATCACCAATGCCCAATAAAGGTGTTTACGGTGAAGCAGCGTACGAACGACATAAACGCGAACGGTGACGGCCCTACATGGATTCAAACGGCGACCGGTGCAGACAAAGCACGAACGGCGGGAGGGACACCAACCACAGACTGTTCACACACTTCGAGAGCAACCGCAGCGAAGCAAGGGCGCTAGCAAGAAACACTAAGTACTGTAAAGTCAAACCATGTCCAGACGCCCAACACCCGAATTCACCCGCAACCGCAAACAAGTCCTCGAAGGCTCACCCATGTGCCACTGGTGCAAACGGGTGGCGGCAACAGACGCAGACCACCTCATCCCATACGACGCAGGCGGATCAGACGCAATAGAAAACCTCGTGCCCGCCTGTAAACAATGCAACAGCAAACGAGGCGCAATTTACGTCAACCAGAAACGCGCCATACAACAACAAGCCCGCAACGAAGCACTCGGCCTCACCAGCGTAAACAAAACCGTAAACACCAAAACTTTTTTTGTAAACGAAACACCCAAGCC